AGCGATACCTCTATTAGCTGAGGCAACTGAACCATGTCCAATAGCGATACAGCCTTCTGAACCAGTACCATTCGCTTCTGCTCCTTGTCCGATTGCGACAGACTCTTGTCTTGTAGCCGACGCTCCATCACCAATTGCTATACTTCCAGATCCCGCAGCATCTGCTGGGTTAGTTGTTAGTGCAGCTGCAGATTGTAATGAGTCAGCTCCAGAACCATTCTCTAGTCCAGCAGCTCCACCGCTTGGTAGTCCAGTTACTGTAGCGTTTGTGAAATCTACATTGGTTACCGGTGCTCCTGGAAAACCTAAACCAAAGTTAAATGTTCCATCGTATATGTTAACTGCGCTAGCTAGTCCTGTAATAGTATTTAGACCAGCGAGTGATATACCTTGTGAGTTTATATCTACTAATCTAGTACCAGATGCAATTTGAACCATATCACCTAGACCAGCTGCAGTACCGTCACCTATTTTAATTGGTGTATCAGTACCATCACCGTATTGTAACGCTGCTGGTGGGAATGGTTTAGCAGAAGTATTATCTGCTGTTTTAATTAATCCTGCGTAGGATTGATCTATTTGTTCGTTCTGTAATGAAGCCATAGTTTTTTGTTATCTTTTAATTATTTCCAAGCGTAAAATGCTCTTTCGTCTCTACTGTTAAACGTTGTAGTACTAAAATCTGTTGGCATCGTTCCACTTGTTGTGTTGTATAATGTATTTACTGCGATTACAGTACCTACACTTGAGTTATTAGTTGTGGTAAATCTTTGGAAGACATCTTCTCCACCATTAATATAACCTAGACCTCCACCAGCAGAATTACCTAAATTAGTCATAGCACCAATCCAATAGTTCTTACCAGATGTTGGTGTCCAACTACCCGCAGTAACTTCAACCCATGTATTATCATCTGCTGTAGTAATAGCTTTAGTATAGCTTTGAACTCTAACACCAGGACCTCCATTAGAAGCCTGTTCGTAAATAGCTACGTGTAGGGTATCATTAGCTGCAACTGACATAGGTATACCTAATGTAGTTACAGTTTGATTTGAATCTATATTGAATGGGCAAAGTAGTGCAGCATCTGGACCTTGATCTATTGCCGGTGTTGAAATACTTGGTCTACCTATTGTGAATGTACATGCAGTCCAATATGTTGCTGCACCGTATCCAGCTAGATTAGCCTGCATATTACCATTAGCAACATTAGGTATATCTCCACCGCCAGCTGGTAGGCCGCTCACAGTACTACCTGTGAAGTCGACAGTACCACTTACGAAGTTAGTTGCTGTATTACTTATCTCCATATTAGTAGCGTTACCAGCGCCATCTGTAATAGCCTTGGCAGTACCGCTAATTGCAGCGTTATCTGTTGTTTTAATTAATCCGAGGTATGAGCTCTGGATTTGATTTCCCGTGAGTTGTGACATTATTTTTCTTCTTTTTTAAATTTTTATACAGTTTCCCAGTTATCTGCTTCTACTTCCCAATTTGTGGAAGCTGTTTCCCAGTTAACTGCTGTCGGTACTGAACTACATGAAGTCGTTGCTGACCATAATCTTGTTTCAGTACCAAATGTGTTTTGATTAGTTCCCCATGTACATGGTGTTACCGGAGCACCGTTACAAGCCTCATCGGCTATTGCATACCACCATGAACCATTAAGTGGTTGTGTAATACTTAGGTGATCGGCTAGTGCTATTACCCATGAGCTATTAACTGGTGTCGTAACACCATTAGCTAAACATAGAGCTTGTAGCCATGAGTTGTTTACTGGAGCAGGCTGACCTAAATAAATAGCTGCAGCAGAAACCCAAGTACCTCCTGTTGGTTCTGTAATTGCACCGTTACTAATACACTGTGCGTAATCTCTTGTTACTGAATTTATATCCATCTATTTAGAAATATAATTTATTAGTTAGTTGTTTCCTTTTAGCTTACTTACAGCATCTACTACGGATTGTCCTCCAAGATAAACCGTTGCAATTACTACCCAATCTGCTGATGTAACATCACCAAAGAGTGCAAGTGCTGTTGCTATAATAAAAACAAACAGCTTTTTACTTAACCAACTATTTAGTATTTTGTCTACCTTTCCCATTTTTAGATAAGTATATTTTTAATTTGTGTACGTTCTTTTTAGTCGCCGACGATTGTCGTGGAAGGACCGCAGCCATTGCAATCTGAACCATATCTTTTTTCATAATAATTTTGTCTGTTTCTTAATGTAACCAGGCCACTAAAATAAGCGTTATCTTTATTAGGGTACATACCTTTAATTCCAGGACTTTGATAATCAACAAACATAGATGGGTTATCTCTAAAAAACTTAAGTAGTCTTTGGTTATAGAATTCTGCAGTATTTAGAGTACTCTGTCTTAAGTATTGTAATTCATCTAGAGTAGTAGGTGAAGTCTCTTCAGATGTACCGTTAAGTATGCCCTGGTTAGCTATCTTATACTTAATGCTTGGTAACATTAAATAAAGACTGTATTGCATTAGACATGGCCCAATGTACTCATTAAGCAATTGCTCCTCATCAGCTGTAAGATCATTAGCAATTACACCAGCTTTAAGTCTTGTATAAAACTTAGTACCTAATGTATCTTGCATATAAATATCTTGCGCCTGAATAATAAATGGTGTGATCTCATTCATACGTATGTTATCGTCTAATTGAGTCCATTGCTTTAGTCTCTGTTCTGATACTAGTAGTGCTGTATTTGCCATATTAATCTTGAGATATATTTGTAATGTTTTCTTCTACTGCAGGATCGTCTTCATCAGTTCCGATTAACATTGGTACTGGGATGATCTCTAATTTAACATTAAGTCCATGTAGATTTAACAAGTAACCAAATGTATTAAGTAGTTTCTTTTGTTTTGGTCTTACTACAGTATTCATAAAGTGAGAATACGAAGTAATGATTTCATCTGAGTTACTAGAGAAACCAGCGCCATCTTTAATACCTAAAAGCAACGGAGAAGTTATCCTGTGTGCAGTAAGTATACGTGATGTAATTCTTTGTTCAAGTGTTATATAGTAATCGTCGTTGCTATTTTCAATCGGTGTTACCTCCATCTCCTTTCCAGGTTCACTGAATGAAATGAACGCACGCCCCGCGTTACCTTCGCCACTAAACGTTTCATTGATCTCGTTGTATATATCGCGTCTCTCCTGTGGTAGAGGAATTCCGTTTCTGAATTGAATAAACATAGAAGGTGCAAGTCCGTTCGATATGTTAGCATTGTGCCATTTTGATACTCTACTATCGAGCTGCACGTCGTTTAAGCCACCGACCCATGATGGAAGTGGATAAACGTTTTGCCCGGGATTATAGTTTTTACAGTAATAGATTTGACTTGCACTGTCTTTTTTAGTATCTGTAATATCAAATGATTTATATTCTACTGGTTTATACTTACGTATTTGTGACCAGTCAGAGCTATAGAAGTAACTGTGTACCTTATCTTCTTCATCTGGTTTACCTGATCTTACGTTAGCAAACGGTAAGTGATAGATCTCTGCAATTCTTGTACCCTCTTTATTCCATATTAGGTTAACTGAATACCCACCAAATATTTCATAGTCTAGGGCAATCTTTTTAAAGATATCATCTAAAGTTTCTCCACCAGTATTTAAGTATTCATCTCCGTAATCAACAAAGCCTTCACCAACAATACCATCTACAATCGCATCGATACAAGTGTGGTTCATTGCTGAGGTATCATATAGGCTAATTAGTTCTTGTGGAAATAGGTTATCTGCACCAAACTTGATATAGTCTTTTCCTCTTTCTTCTTTAATTACTGGTAAGTCTAAAGCTTCAAAAGTACTACCTTTAATTGAGTAAAGGCTTTCTGGGTTTGTGTTTCTCATATTATATTTTAATAATTTGGACGATAAAAGACGTCTGCGTCTCTTGTTTCGTTATTACTTATATATGACTCTTTTCCTGCGTCACCTCCAGGCTGAGTAATTATCTTAACAATATCAGAATAACTACCTAATTGCCAAGTATAAAAGCCATTGTAGTGTTTTTCTTTAAAGTCAGCTGGTAGATCTACTGTAAACTGAGCAAATCTTGCGTTCTCTTGATCAACAAACCAGTCACCAGCAGCTACAGTTATTAGTGTATCTTGTGAATACTGTGACTTAAGTGTAAATGTTGTGTTAACATCTAGTGCTGAAGTAGGTGAATTAATGTAAAAGGTAGCTTCTTCTGCTGTTATGGTTGTTGTCATCTATGTATATATGTGTTTCTATATAGAAATATAAAAATTAGACAAGTTGTAAGAGCAAAAAAAAGGGCTCCAATTGGAACCCTTTCTTTATTATTATATGAATGTGGATTATGCTTCCACTATTGATCCAGTCACTTCGAATGAAGGTTGATCTTCCATACCTGAAATTGTCAATTCGTACCCGTTTCTATCACCGTATGCAGCTGAGGTGTTTGCTGATCCGGCTGACATGTAAGCTCCTCTCGATATTCCTATTGAGAAGTACTTTTCATTATTGTCTTTGTATACAACTACCATGTCAGTTGCTTGAGCCATCAGTAAAATTTGATTTCTCTTAGCAACTTCCATTTTGTTGAATACCATAGTTAGAGCTTGGTCATAAAATACTGTACCATTCTCTTGAGATACGTTGATCGTTTCGACTGCTGAACTAGTCTGGCGAGGAACCTCAAACTCAAAGAAGTCACTAGGCGTCAATGCAGAACCAGATACTGTAATTGCAGTAATAGTTCCCGAGGTTTCAGTGATAGATTCAACTGGTCCGTTAGCGATAAAGATTTTATCAATACCACCGTTAGAGTCGTTACAATCTAAAGTAAATCCTGCTGTTAAATTTGAACAAGCCATAGTTTTCTTTTTGTTTTTTTAGGTTATGCCAATCCGTTAGTTCCGAATTGATCTACTTGCGAGACAGCGACACCTAAGCGCCACTTAGCAATCATCTTTAAAACATCCTGTCCTTTATCAAAATAGAATTGTAAAGTTGATGAGTCATCTTCTAATCCAGTACCTGCTACGATCATTGAAGCGGGCCCTGCACAGACAAAATCGCTACCTGTCAAACCTGATGTTTTTACTACCTTAATGTTAGCTCCTGGTAATTCAAAAGATCTACCATCACCTTGATCATAATGGTAATAATTCTGAGCAACGAGGCTACGCCTTAAAGTGTTAAAATTAGCTGGAGATACGATCATAATTAAATCTTCTCTATCTTTAGATGCTTCGTTGATTGCATCGAAGATATTAAGAGCCTGATCTACGGAATTGCTTAACGTCCAGGCTGCTGGAGCAGCAGATAAAGTAGCTCCATTTGCTACAGTTACTTGATCTTTAATACCAGTACCTGTACCGTCACCTGAGATTAGGTAAGATTCATTGTATTTAGAGATTCTTTTTACGTAATAATCTGCGATAATCTCTTCCATAGGTACATCTTCTACGTTAGCAGAAGGACTCATCTTCTGACTTAAATAATATTGACGTAAGTCGGTTGGACAGAGATCTTGTTTTACTTGTTTGTCTCTGATAGTAATATCTACCTGAGAGAATGCGATGTCACCTGAAGGGTTCCATGCGCATGAAAGGTCAGCGACATTTAAGTCACCGTCCATTAGGTTAATTGCAACAGTACCCGCTGAAAGATTTGATCTTACCTCTATCTCAGACATAAGGTCAGTGTTTAGGACCGCTTTTGCGATCAGGTCTAAACTTAATTCATCGGTATACGTGCTTAATGCTGTTAAATCAAAAGCCATAATTTAAATTTGTTTTTTTGTTAGTTTAGTTTTTTACCGTTTCGGATAGCGACTAGTCTTTCTAATCTTGCCTCTGCGATAGATTGGTTATTTGCATATTCTTGTGAGAAGGTATTGCTTACCCTTTTGCCAGCTGGTTCATCAGCTACGGCCTCAAATCTTGAAGTTAGAACACTTAGTTCTTCCTTTAGTTCTTTAATTTCTTCAGTGTATGGTTGTAAAAGATTTGCGATGCCCTCTAACATTTCATCAACGTCAAATTCTTTCTTTTCTTCTACGACTACTTCTTCTTCCTCTTCGAAAGAAGCTTCAGCCTCAGGTACAGTCTCTTCCGAGCCCTTTTCTTCGACATTAGTAATCTCACCACTTTCACCAACAGTAATTAATAAACCTTCAGTTGTTTCATGGAGTCCAGAAGGCGCGAAAGGATCGGCGTCTGCACCTTCACCAGCTCTTACAAATAGGATTGCTCCAGATTGTAATTCACCTTCGGTGTAAACTTCAGTACCATCAACTAAAGTAGCTTCCGCCATTTTAGTTTCAACTACTTCCTTTTCCTTTACCACTTCATCTTCCATTTTAACAACTGTTTCGTTAGAAGCGCCAAGCATAACTTTTAGCTTCGTAATTGCGTCGTTTACAGTCATCTGTTAAATGTATTTTTAAAGATTTAGTCAAACAGCACTATGCTGCTTATTAAGTAATATATATTGCACTAAAAATGACAAAAGTACATCTTTTTGCAAATAAAATTGAAACAAACTAAAAAGTAGTACTATAACTAATATAAATCAATTAAATAAAACAAAAAATGGAAAATCAAAAAACAATTATGGACAAACAAAACAAGGAGATCGATGCTATTCTTAA